TCTGTTTTAACTAAGCCTATACTTTTTTACGGCATAAAACAGCAATTAAGTTCAGCTCCATCAGGAAACACTCCTCCTTCACAAATATCATTTGACAACTCAAATGGAACACACAGCTCATTTCAACAATACATAAGAGCATCTAATACGAGGTCTTATTACAGTGGCTTGAGCTTTGTAGAAGCTCAGTCAATAAACTTCGGAAGTGAGTTTGATGAGTTCCATCAAGTAGAAAACACAACTAGCCTATTTAAAACATACTATGAGGAGTATGTTGAAGATATATACAACAGAAGGTCAAGAATACTAAAGGTAAAAGCATTTCTACCAGTAAGTGTGGTGCTCAGAATGACTTTAGATGATGAGGTTACTATAGGCAACAGGCTGTACGGAATAAACAAGATGAAGCTAAACTTAAACACAGGTAAGGCTGATTTAGAGCTAATGACAAGAACCGAAAGTAAACTAACATGAGCGTACTAAGAAACATAATAGAAATACTCGCATCAAGTGATTTGTATGTTGATGATGAGGATATAAAAATAGCAAAAGGAAAATATCAATCTCCAACAAACTGGAGTGAATTTAAAAACGTGATAAAACGAAGATAATGGCAGATATAAACAAGAAGATAACTTGGAAGCTAATACTAACTGACGAAGGCGTTAAGGCTAAACTAGACGCAACAACTGGTGCTTTAAGAAACGCTAACGGTCAATTTGCAAAGACTACAATAAATGTCAAAGACCTAAACAAAGCAAACAAAGAGCTTTTAGGCTCTTTGTCTATGACAGAAAACGAGATAAACGCTCAAGCACAATCGCTTAGAAATCTTCAGAAAAACGCACAAATTGGAAGCCAAGAGTACGCTGATTTAGGTCAGGGTGTTGCTGACTTGGGGCAAGCTATGGGTGGGGCATCTATGGCGACTGGAGGAATGACATCTTCTGCACTTGAACTGGGAAGGGTTATTTCTGATGCTCCTTATGGAATTCGAGGTATGGCTAACAACTTGTCTCAGTTGGGTTCAAACTTGTTTTTCGCTGCAAAGCAAGCAGGCGGAATGAAAAACGCAATAACAGGTCTTCTTGGGGCTTTAAGAGGCCCACTTGGTATTCTTGTTGCTTTTCAAGCTGTTATTGCCGCTATAGACTATTTTTCTTCATCAAGTAAAGAGGCTGAAGATTCTACTAAAAGTTTTACTGAAGAATTACAGGAACAGGTAGATACGCTAAAAATTTATGATTCTATATTAAAAGAGTCAAATCTATCTATAGAACAAAGAAATGGTGCTTTAAAAGCAGCAGCAGAGAGCGACAAAGAGCTGTCTAAAATATTGATGGAAAATATAGGTAATACCGAAAAGCAAACAGAGGCTTTATCTGAATTTATATCAATGAAGGAGGACGAGATTAAATTAAAGTTAAAAATAAATGAGGTAGAAGAAATAGCTTCACAGCTAAAAGATGCCGAGATAACATCATTAGACGACATAACAAATAAAAGAAAGGTCGTTAATGATTTAATGAAATTTGCGTTGAAAGCGGGCCAAAGTGACGCAACAATATTGGGTTACTTAAAGCAGCTTTCAGCCTTAAATGACCTTGAAGACGCATTTCACAGACAAAGAGATTTGCTTGGGGAGATAAATGGATTACTGAGTCCAGATAGAGATGGGGAAGGCCCATCCTTGTTAAGGGGTACTATTGCTTGGTATAATGCACAGATAAAAGGATTAAAGAAGATACAAGAAGAGTCTGTTTTAACTAACCAAGCTTACCAGCCTTTGCAGGAGCAGATAGAAAAGTATTTAGAGAAAATAAACGAGATAAGATTTCCTAAAAAAGAGGCGCAAGAAGGCTTGTCAGACCTAACCCCATCTGGAATTACAAGCGTTGGAGAGTCTCCAGAGGTTATGTTTGAAATGGCTAAAAATGAAACTTTAGTAAATCTTAGAAAGGGTCTTGCGCTAGAAATGCAAAAGATTAGAACCTCAGAAGAGCTTGCTGAATTTTACACAGAACATTACAAGCAAAAGGTTGCAGAAGCAACGCTAAAACACGCTCAGGGTATTTTTAGAAATCTACAAGGATTGGCTGGGAAAAACAAGAAACTAAGAGCCGCCTTTATAATTGCTGAGAAAGCAGCCTCTATAGCTCAAATGTTTCAAAGCTACAATACGGCAACATTAGCAAATACCGCTCACGCAGCAACATTAGGGCCTGTTGCTGGCCCTGCTTATTTGACTGGAGCAAATACATTAGCAAAAGTAAATTTGGTTGGTGGAATAGCAAGCACTGTTGCTCAAACAGCAAAGGCCCTTAGTGCTTTAAATGCTAGTGGAGGCGGTCGTGGTGCATCTGCACCTTCATCCGCAGGAGGCGGAGGCGGAAGAACCTTTGACTTTAATCTTGTTGGCTCTACAGGACAAGACCAATTAGCACAGGCTGTTGGAGGTCAACTTAATCAAGGGCCTATTCAATCTTATGTTGTGAGCTCACAAATAACATCACAACAACAGTTAGATAACATAATAGAGTCTGACGCTACATTTGGTGGAGACAATTAGAAATAAAAACAAAATTAATTGTTATAATATTATGGAAAACTTAGACATATTTGAATTATTCATAGACGAGGAAAACGAATGGGGTGGCATAGAAGCTATCTCTATCGTTGAGAATCCAGCTATTGAAGAAGACTTTATTGCTCTTAAATCACAAGAGATAAAGCTTGCAGAGGTAGACAAGGAGAAGAGAATCCTAATGGGTGCTGCTCTTATACCAAACAAGCAGATATACAGAAAGAGTGGAGACAAAGAATACAAGATATACTTCTCAGAAGACACAGTAAGAAAAGCATCACAGCTTTTTCTATCAAGGGGTAAACAAAATAACTCAACCTTAGAACACGAAGTTGAGCTTGGTGGTTTATCTGTTGTAGAGTCTTGGATAATTGAAGACGAAGTACAAGACAAGTCTCGCAAGTACAACCTAAATATGCCTGTTGGAACTTGGATGGTTTCTGTAAAGGTAAACAACGATGAAATATGGGAAGAGTTTGTTAAGACTGAAAAAGTAAAAGGCTTTAGCATTGAGGGGTTCTTTAGTGATAAAAACCAGAACGGCCCTAAAGAAAGTGTTGAAGAAGATTTGTCAGCAGAAGACTTAGCCAAGATATACGAGATACAAGAGATTTTAAGTGCAGCTAATAACGTAGAGTTAAAAACCTATGGAGACTATCCACAGGCTGCTAGAAATAACGCTAAGAGAGCTATAGCTTGGAAAGAGAAGAATGGTAGTTCTTGTGGCACAAGTGTAGGCTGGACGAGAGCCGCACAGCTCGCTAGAGGTGCTAATCTCAGCCGCTCAACGATTGCAAGAATGGCTAGCTTCAAAAGACATCAACAACATAAAGACGTACCTTATTCTGAGGGATGCGGTGGTCTTATGTGGGATGCTTGGGGTGGCTCTGCTGGAGTTAACTGGGCTATCGGAAAACTAAAGAAGATAGACTCTGAAAAACTACAGAAAGAACCTATTATGGTCGGAGAAGACTACATAATAGTCGATGACAGATTAGCCTACAAAACCAAAGAGCAGGCTGAAAAGATATCTAAGGACATAGGGTGTGGTGGATATCACATACACGAAGTTGACGGTCAAGAGTGGTATATGCCATGTGAGCGACACAGTGTAGATATGTACGACAAATGCCCTAAAGGTTACAAAAAGAAAGGTGGCAAGTGTACAAAAATGGCAGAGGTAGGCCCCAGAGGAGACATTAAAAAGAGCCCTAAAGCACCTAAGTCAGACACACCTAACCCAAGTCCAAAGGGCAAGGGAACGGCTAAGGGAGACGCTTCTGGTAAGACTGGAGCTAAGGTGTCTCAAAGGGACAGAAAAGCCCTACAAAAGAAAGCTGATGAGTTTAATGAGAAGTACAAAGAAAAGCTAGGATATGGCGTAACAGTCGGTATGCTGGCATCTGTATTTCAGAGAGGTCTAGGGGCGTTTAACACTAGCCACTCTCCTAACGTAAAATCAGCAAGTCAGTGGGCACACGCAAGAGTAAACGCTTTTATGTATCTAGTAAAGAATGGTAGACCACAAAACGCTAAGTACACTACTGACTACGATTTGTTACCAGCTAAACATCCTAAATCAAGCAAGAAATGAGGGCGACCTATTGCAAGTGTAAGAACACATATACAATAAACAACTGTAAGGACTGTAATGCTCCTGACTACTGGAAGCAAGGTATAGGAGTGATTACTGGGGTGCTAGAGTATTATTTACTTCAGGAAAACGGCTTTGAGCTACGACAAGAAACTAACAATAAAATTGAATTATAATGTCTAATAAAAAAATATCACAATTAATAGCAACTACTGATTTAGTAAATGCTGATGAATTTGTAGTTGTTGACGGAGGTACTACTAAGAAGATAACATTCCAAAACCTACAGAAACAAGTCTTAGGTTACACCTCTTACGCAGCCAGACTAAGTGCAACTGGAACTAACAATCCTACAGTAGTAGTAATATCAAACAATACTGGCTCAACTATATCTTGGTCTCATTCAAGTACAGGAAGTTATGAGGCAACAATTTCAGGCTTGGAACTAGAAGAAGACAAGGCGTGGTTCACAGCATCAGGTGGTGGGGAAGATACTGTTCAAAACATTTCTTGGGGTTCTGAAAACTCATTGACCTTAGATAACTATGACATAAGAAATGACCAAAAAAATAACGGACTAAACGAAGTTTACGTTGAAATAAGAAATTACAACTAAAACCGATAAAAATGAAACAATGTTCATTTTTATTGTTATACTAATATAAAAACCTTTAATTTATGAAAGCTACAGAAATTTTAGAGAAACTACAGAATGTTTTTCTATCTGCTGAAGCAGAAGTATCTGAGGCTCCTGTAGAGGAAGTCAAAGAGGAGTTATCTTCTGAAGAAGTAGTAGAGAACGTTGAGTTAGAAGCTCAAGAAGAAGTTAGCGAAGAAGTAGTAGAAGAAACTACTGAGCTAGCTGAAGAAGAAGAAGAGGTTGTAGAAGAAGAAGTGGTAGAAGAAGAAGCTGCTGCTCCTGAATACGCAACTAAGCAAGACTTATCTGACATGAAAAAAGAGTTCATGGAAGTAATTGAAAGTCTTATGAAAAAAGAAGAAGAGTATAAAAAAGAAGTACCAGCAGAATTAAGTTCTGATTTATCAGAAGATGCTGAGGAAATTTCTCACTCTCCTGAGTCTGGCGTTGAAAGCAAAGCTAGATTTGTTATTGGTGGAAACAGACCAATGACTACTAAAGACAGAGTGTTTAATAAAATGTTTAATAATTAATTATTCTAAATAAAAATGGCAACAACAACATCTATTACTACAACTTATGCTGGTGAGAAATTGCAAGGCTTTATCTCTGCTGCATTATTATCTGCTAACACTATTGAAAATGGTGGTGTTACAGTAAAACCAAACGTCAAGTTTAAAGCCGTAATCAAGTCTCTTGCAACAGGAACTTTGATTGCTGATGACACTTGCGACTTTACTGACAGTTCTTCTGTAACTCTCGCTGAGAGAATCTTACAGCCAGAGACTTTTCAGGTTAACTTGCAACTATGTAAGGACGATTTTCGTTCTGACTGGGATGCTATCTCTATGGGCTATTCTGCATTTGACAGCTTGCCTCCATCTTTCGCTGATTACTTAGTAGGCCACGTTGCTGCTAAAGTAGCTGAAGAAATGGAAACTACTATCTGGAGTGGAGTTAACGCCAACGCTGGAGAGTTTGACGGATTTACTACTTTATTTGCTGCTGACGGAGACGTTATTGACGTAACTGGAACTACAGTTGATTCTTCTAACGTAATTGCTGAAATGGGCAAAGTAATTGACGCTATCCCTTCTGCTATCTACGGAAAAGAAGACCTTAAATTATACGTTTCTAAAAACGTAATGAAAGCTTACGTTCGTGCATTAGGCGGATTTGGAGCTCAAGGTTTAGGTGCTGCTGGTTCTGACAACAAAGGAACTCAATGGTATGACAACGGAGCTTTATCTTTTGACGGAGTATCTGTATTTTTGGCTAACGGTCTTGCAGATAACAAAATGGTAGCTGCTCAATCTTCTAACTTATACTTCGGTACAGGCGTATTGTCTGACTTAAACCAAGTAAAAGTTTTAGACATGGCTGACCTAGACGGTTCACAGAATGTTCGTGTAATTGCACGTTTCACTGGAGGAATCCAGTATGGTTTTGGAGCTGAGATTGTTTATTACACAGCTTAATAACCTGTTCATTTAATATAAGGGGGATGGGACTCTATCCCATCCCCTTTTTTGTTTAACTATAAAAATATAAAATTATGTCATGTGATTTCACAGGAGGCAGGCTAGAAGCTTGCAAGGAGGCAGTCGGTGGATTAAGAAACTTATATATTGCTAATTTTAACAGCGGTATGTTTGACGGATTGAACCTTGATGATGATGAGCAGATTACTGGATTAGCGGCTGAGGTTGTGGTGTATAAATTTGAGCTAAGAGGAGAAAACAACACTTTTGAGGAAACTAACGAGAACTCAAGAGACAATGGAACTTCTTTCTGGACTCAAACAGGAAATATTGTACTAAAGGTTCAAGACCTTAAAACACAAGCTCAATTAAAGCTTATGTCTTACGGTAGACCTCATATAATTATAGAGGACTATAACGGAAAATTTCGTTTAGCTGGAGCTCAAAACGGAGTTGAAGTTTCAGTAAATACATCTACTGGCGGTGCTATGGGAGACCTTAATGGTTACAACATCTCATTCGAAGGTAAGGAGCTTGGGCCTGCATTATTTGTAGATTCAACACTTATGGGTGCTACAGGTGGATTTGATATTAATACTGCCGTTATGAACGCATAATAACTAATCATCTTTAATATTAGGGGGCTCTTGTTTAACATTAGCCCCTTTTTTATTAAATAAAACAA